TTTGCGCCGTTCGTAGTTGTTCCAGTTCCACCCGTTCCCCCCGTAGTTCCACCCAAAATGTTATCCCCTTGTCCGCCCTGACCACCGTTAGCAACCAACGAAACACTTGAGCCAGTGACACTGGAATTGCCACCAGTATTGCCAGTCACACCGCCACCAGCGACCGCACCACCAGCACCTTTTGTAACCGTATAAGTTCCAGGGGAAAGCAACAAAACAGCAGACTGAGACAAGCCACCACCACCGCCTCCTGAACCGTTCCACACAACAGGAGTATCTAAACCACCTGAACCTGAACCACCACCAGCAAGAACCATAAACTCGACAGGCACATTTCCTGCACTTACTCCTGCAAGTAGTTGCATGGCTTATGCCACCAAGTTGCCAAATACCAAGAACACGTTTGATGCTGTGCAAAGAATTGTTGCAACCGCAAACTGTCCGTTCGTTTTCAGTTTCGCACCATTCGAGTTGAGTGTCACGCTTGCACCACTGATTGTGACAACACCTAGGCTTCCTGTGCCTTGCATGATGTTGATTTGGTCACCGACGGCAAACACGTTTGGTGGGATTGTGAGTGCGATTGCAGCTGCGTTGCTAAGGGTCACAAGTTTGCCGACATCACCTACGGCTGCTGTGTACGTTGTGCCGGTCTGCGCGTTGATTGCAACTACAGATGCTGCAAGGATTGTGGCGTTGGCTGCTGTGAATACATCGCCTGGTGAGAAGGTGGGTCTGACGCTCATAATGCTCCTATTGTAGTGCGTAAATCGGATCGTCTAATTCCGAGGTGTCCAAGATAAACGGTATCACCAACTGGACTTGCCCCATCCCAATCGTGACTCGATGTGTGGACGGGTTGACTGTGTGCCGAATACTTTCGACAACCACGTTCTGGGTGACAGTGCTGGGGGTACCGGTAGCGAATTGTTTGCTGACCGACAAAATATCACCAATTTCAAGTGCTGCCATTGTTTCCTGTTGTGCTGTAGTCAACGCATTCAACAACACATCCATCTCCGAGAACCTGACCACAGGTTCCTGAAACCGTGTCAACAACGACAATGCCAACGCAGACCCAGCAGCATCAGTGGCCAACGGAACACCAGTCAACGACAACGCCTTAATCCCATACGCAGCCTGCGATGCTGTACCAGACGCAATCGACGAAGCCGTACCACCATCAATCTGCACAGCCACACGATTCAACACCGTCTCAGCACCATAGATATTCGCCAACGACAGAATCGGAACACCAGCCGTACCACCAAACGAAGCCACAGCCGTACCAAACGACGAAGCAATCCGAGCATCAAACGAAACCAACCCAGAACGATCAACAAACAAACGCCCACCCTCAGCCGTCGCCACATCCTGAAGTGCGGTGAGAGCGTTCGTAGCATCCTCATACGCAACCGTCCCACACGTCGCAACCCCAGTCTCAATGTTTCGCAACGCAGTCGAGAACGAAACCTCAGGTCGATCCAAGATCGCAGACACACGCGCAGAGGTGAGTTGTGATGAAGGGTTGAATGCGGTCAGTACGGTTTGACCGAGTTGGCCGAGTGCATCGGTGGCAACGATGGTTGCTGTTGACAGGTTCGGTTCGGCATAGTCAATGTTCAAGTCGTACACAAACCCTGTGAACATTGCCGTCGTTCCGGCTGTACCGCCATACACCTCAAACTTGCGTCGTGGTGCGATACCCACACTGCCACCCGAATACCACTCTGATGCTGTGTTCAACGGATCAAAGTATCGTGCAGCTTCACGATCATCAGCAGTGATGGTGCAAGACGAAGAAGGAAACGAATCAAGTTGCGTTGCACGACCACGATTGATATTGATGTTCGTCACATACTGGGTGATGTCCACAAAGTTTGTTGAACCATCCAACACAGCAAAACCATCAAGTTCACTTGTATCCAAAAGAAAAGCGTTAGCAACAAACCCAACATCCAACAACACCTTGTACGTCGAACCCCACTTCGCAGCCTTAGCCATTAGTTACCTGCGAAGAATGCGTTGCCACCATTCAATCTCCCACGTCGAGTCAACAGATCAGCGATCTGCTCAGCCACCTCATCAGGTGACGCAACCACACCAGCACTCACATTGATCACCATCCCACCCCCAGCAGGATTTGCCTTGAACCCAGTCGAGTTACCAGTGACCGTTGCCGGAATAGCAGCAGCAACGCCAGCCATCGGGTTCGCAGCAATGACCTTTGGATACAACAGTTGAGTCTCACCAACCTTCTTGATCGCCTCACGATAGTTGTCCAACGCTTCAGTCTCACGTTCAATCGCCTCAGACACAGCATCAGTCGCATCAGCCTGCTTCTGCTTCGCATCAGTCAACGCATCCGACAACTCCTTGAATATCTCCGAACCAGCCGAAGCACCAAACACCGCCTCATTCAACAAACCAGTCGCAGTCGTCAAACCATTAGTCGCCTCAGTCTGCTGATCAATCGCATCAGCACTCGACAACTTCGCCTCAGCCAACGCAATCTCAGCCTCACGAATCGCCTGGGGCGTTGACTCAGGATCAGCACGAACCTTCTTCAACGCCTCCTCAGCATCCTTGATCGCAAACAACGAACCCTCCACGTTGTACCCAGCGCGTTCCAACCCACGCTGAGCCTGTGTCAAGTCGGACGCAGCCTTCCGAGCTTGTGGTGAATCAGCACCATACCCAGCCACAGCCTGATTGAACGCAGCCTGCGCATCAGTGACACCCTGGTTCGCAGCCGTCAACGATTGACCAGCCTTGACCGAAGCCTTCTGCGCTTGAGTGAACGACTTCTGTGCAGAGTTGCTTGACTTCAACGCATCGGTATATTCCTTCAACTTCTCCGTAGCAGTCTTCACAGCCTTAGCCACACCACCTCCACCAGTTGACCCACCTAACTCCAACGCGACATCCTTCACCGAGTTAGCAGCTCGATACCCTGATTGAGCCATGCGATCCAACGAATCCGAAACATTTTTCGGAGGCTTGCCGAGTTGAGCCAACTGCAACTGCGCCATATAAACCTTTAGGCGGAAATTATCAAACATTGCACCGGCACCAGCCAACGCCTCGCTCGTTGCATCCTGCACTTTGGACATGGCGACAGCCACAGCCAACGACTTACCTGCACCAACAATGTTGCCTTGCAACCCGAAGCCAAGCGCAGCAGCATCAGCCAAAATACGCACAGTCTTAGCAAGATCATGCGTGAAGGTAAGCAACGAAACATACGCTGCTTCCAACACATTCACAGCCGTCTCACCGAATGTTCCCATTGATGCAGTGGCCATCGCCAACGCGCCACCAACACCTTTCTCCTCAAAGTTGTCCACAAAGATTTGAACAGCAGGAACAATCTTGTCGTTGATGAATCCAACAAACCTCTCAAAGTATGGCAACAGAATCTTGCCGATGGATTCGGTAATCTCACCGAAGCCCAACTTCAATTTGGTTAATTGACCGGTGAAGGTATTAGCAGCAGCAGCCGAAGCACCCTGGAAGGTTGCACCCAACTCAGAAGTCGCAGCGTTGAAGTCTTTAGTCTTCACCGTGTTCTCATCAAGAGGAACACCCAACTTGGTCAACGCTGTGAACGAACCATTTGCGGCACGACTGATGGCCGTCGAAACAGCCTCAAGGTCTTTACCAGACCCCGCACTCACATCAAGGCTGATTTGCAACAACCGTTGTGCTTCGCTCAGATCGCCCGTACCACGAACCAAAATTGCTAACGCTGGACGCAACTTCTCCTCAGACACAGCAGCACTCATCTGCAACGCGCCGATGAAGTTCATCGTTGATTCAATCTGCTGATCGGTTGCGTTTGTGGTTTGCTTTATCTGCAACGCCAACAACGCTTGAGACTTCTGATCTTCAGCAGCAGCCTGCACCGACTTGTATGCGAACGCACTCACAGCACCGAACGCAGCTGCACCAGCAATCGCCATTGTTTTGAATGACGGCAACAGACTTGACACCTGGGTCTTCAACCCACCCATGCCATCGTTGACTTGCTTGATCCCCTTCTTGTACTGTTCCGCGTCAGCGAGGAATCGAACTACGAAGGTACGTGCGCCAGCCATGCGCCAATTCTAGATGACATCCTCACAAGCCGAGCGCAAGGCACGGAAGTCAGCCAACACAGCAGACCACAATGCTTTGCCTTCAAGACCGTCGTACTTCGTTATCACTTTGCCTGCATCCCACCACGCATCATTCATCTCAACACCGATGGTGCGTTTGCGTCGAGGCTGAGCAGACTGACGTGGTGACGCTGGTGTTGGGTTCCGTGCAGGTTCGTATTGGAAGTCGGTGTCAATGAATGTTCCTGATTGTTCGTGGAACTCGAATGGTTGATCTGGTGCATGTTGTGGAAGGTAGAAGATACGCGCAGCATCTTTGGTTGCAGGGTCGCCAACAAGGTTGATTCGTTCGTGCAGCTCTTGCCACACTGCTCGCCACAGTCCTGCCGGTACACGCTCAGCCAACGGCAGAACTAAGTGGTAGTGAGGATCGTCTAGTCGATGCGAGTAGGTGGAGTAGGCAAGATACTCAAACCCGTCAAGGTTGGCATTGGCAAACGATTCGCCGTCCATGTCAACGACCAACGCTTCAATGAACCTGATCGCAGTATTACCGCGAGTCCTACCTGGGTAATACTCAACAGGCGACCACAACGCACCATCAGACTTGTGCGCATTCTCCTCATGATGCATCAGCCGTTCTTTGAGGTCAACCCAATTCGTGGCGAACGGCTTCGGCTGAACAGACTTCACAGAATCAAAATAAACAACCATCACTACCTCCCTATCTACAGGGTAGCGAACCCACAGCCAAAGTCAAGACTTATCTTCAAGCCCTTTGAGAACCTCATCAATCGCATCCAAATAGACCCTGGCAATGTTGTCCTTGTTCTTGCGCACGGCAGGCCAGAAGAAGTATCCCTTCTGTCCACGATGCGGAAGAAACTGGGTAGTCCTACCTCCACCCTTACGGGTGCCGTCAGAAGCAACTCGGTTGCCTTGTGAGTCAATTCTTGTCGCACGTGACCTAGCCCCAGCCGAAGTCCTATTAGATGAGCCATATTTGCCACCACCATACTCGGCACCAAAGAACACATCACCCCTAGTCACCTTGCGCTTTACCCTGCGTCGTGTCTTGATGTTGTACGAAGATGAGAACTTTCGTGACTTTGATTGGAACGCAGACTTCTCATCCAACTTGATGATCGGGATTCGATCACGTTGCGCTCGCATCCCCTTCATCACTTCCATCGCTTGCCGGTTGCGTTGTACAGATGCAGCTTCAAACTTGGCTGCAACAACTAGAAGTTCAGCAACTCGTTCACCAGCCTTGCGAGCTTCTTTGTTGAAGTCAGGATATGTCTTGGCAAGATCACGAAGGAAGTTGTCAATCCCCTTGATCATCACAGGGTCTTTGGATAAATCCTCTGAACCTGTGAACGTGCCACCTCGACTAAGACCTGCCATGATCCGATACTACTTGCCTAGGTGAATGGCTCTCCATCGAAGGTACGCCAACATTGTGAACAACATTCGTGGTTCTTCTGCCAGCAGTGAACTCGGCGATATTCCTGTCTCGCATGCGAGATAGGAAATTACCCAGTGTGCTGACTTGTCTCCAAAGGGACGATCACTGCGTCTGCGCTATCTCCCACTTCGAGTGCTTCAATCTCATCGCACCATGATTCAAAGTCCAACCCAGTTTTCT